ATAACAATAACAAAAACTCCATATCCTAATTCCGTCATGTACAATTTCATTTTGGCTTTTCTTCTTGCTATAGCTCGTTCTTCATCNCGNAGTTTTTTCTTAAGTAAGAATTTTTGTTCAGTCCCCATAGACTTCATCATTTCGCTGACATCAGACCATAACGCACCTAATTCTGCTGGTGCATTGTACACCATCATTTCACGCAATTCAGTTTGCATTTGTTCTAATTGTTTTTTCATTAGAACAAGTTGTAAAGCTCGTTTACCTAAACTAGCATCACCTTCATATAATTCTTCACGGTTCCTTCTTTCTTCTTCTTCAATTACGGCCATACATTTTGTCATGGCATCAAAAAAATCTCCAAGATAATTACCAAGTTCGGTATAAATGCCAGTAGTTTCACCGCCACGTTTATTTAACTCGATGACACGATTTTTTTCTTGGATATATTGATTCTTCACCTCAACGGAAACTGGAGTTCCTGGTGGATGTGCTTTGTGGAACTGGTCGTCAAGATCCTTGAGGACAGATTTAACTTCCCCAGCAGCACCTTTAATGTCTTTGTATAATTGACAACCTTTTTTAACGGCTGCAACTGCTCCGTTTGCTAAAGCAAACAGCGTAATCGGATCCATTTATCCCTTTGCTTGATTAGTGTTTTAATGGCAAAGATGACAAGGACGGCTTGTGGTCCGTTACGAATTCATATATAATGTTATATTATTATTTATGTGGAGAACATTATGAAAGTACTAGCGTTACGACTCGTTACAGGCGAGGATCTTCTTGGTGAATTGGAAAGTGAATCGGAAACTGAATTTGTATTGGTGAATCCTGTGGGTATCACAGTTGTTCGTGGTAAAGATGGTCAACCTAATGTGGGATTCTCACCGTTCCCATTACATTCCGAACAAAAGACTGGCACAACTATTGCCTTAGCTAAGAAACATGTAGTATACTCCTACATTCCAGCAGAAGATTTTGTTAAGAATTATAATCAAATCTTTGGTTCTGGCATCATTCTCCCACCAACAAATCAACTTATTACAGGTTAATGACAACATTTTATACCAATGTGCAATCGGTTGGTAATCAAATCCTCTATCGTGGTGTCAAAAATGGCCAACGAATTAAAGAGCGGGTTGATTATGAACCGTCACTCTATATTCCTTCTCAAAGAAATGCTAATTTCAAATCTTTAGAAGGCATTCCTCTTATGCAAAAGAGATTTGATAACTTGAGTGAAGCCAGAGAATATATTAAAAGATTTGACGATGTTGCTGGTGCACCTAAAGTCTATGGTCAAACTCGTTTTGAATATGCTTATATCGCTGACGAACATGCAAACATGGTTGATTGGGAACAAGAACATATTTCTATAGGCATCATTGATATTGAGGTTGGTTCTGAAAATGGTTTTCCTGATCCATATGAAGCCAACGAACCAATCACAGCTATCTGTTTAACATTCTTGAATGGTAAAACTTGGGTATTTGCCTGTGGCAATTATGAAACCCAAGGTGATGAACTTTATGTTAAGTGTAAAGATGAATGGACACTTTGTAGTAAATTTATGAAGTTGTGGCAAGACCAATGTCCTGATGTTATCACTGGTTGGAATACAAAGTATTTTGATATACCTTATTTGGTTAATCGGTTTCGTAAAATTCTTGGTGAAAAAGAAATGAAAAGGTTATCGCCTTGGAATATGATTTTCGACAAAAAGGAATTTAACAACAATCGTGAAATGATTTCATATGATTTGATTGGCATCGGTTCTTTAGATTATATTGAACTGTACAAATGGTATGCTCCTGGCGGAAAGTCACAGGAGTCTTATCGTTTGGATAATATCGCTCAAGTTGAACTTGGTGAAGGTAAAATTTCATATGATGAGTTTGATAACCTACATGCTTTATATCGTTTAAACCATCAGAAGTTTATTGAGTATAATATCAAAGACGTTGCGTTGATTATCAAACTAGAAGACAAGTTGAAGTTGATTGAATTGGCTTTGACTTTGGCTTACGATACCAAATCTAATTACAATGATGTATTTGCTCAAACTAGGATGTGGGACGCTATGACCTATTCTTATCTGCTTGGCCAAGGCATCATTGTTCCGCCAAAAACCAAACATGAAAAGAAATCGGCCTTTGAAGGTGCTTATGTAAAAGATCCACAAGTTGGACTACACGATTGGGTGGCATCATTTGACTTGAACAGTTTGTATCCTCATTTGATGATGCAATACAATATTAGTCCTGAAACTCTAATTCAACCTGAGGACTATTCGGAAGAAATGAGAAAGATACTTTCTTCTAGTGTCACAGTTGATAAGATGTTGAATAAAAAAGTTGATACTTCAGGTCTGGTTACAGCTTGTATTACACCTAACGGACAATTCTTTAGACTGGACAAAAAAGGTTTCTTTCCTTCAATGTTGGAAGAAATGTATGAAGACCGTAAGAAGTTCAAGAAGTTGTATTTGCAAGCAAAACAGGACTATGAAAATGAACGAGATGAATCCAAAAAGTATGAAATTGAAAAACGTATTGCGAGATACAACAATCTACAATTGGCTAAGAAGGTTTCTCTTAACTCTGCTTATGGTGCTCTTGGGTCTCAATATTTTCGTTTTTATGACCTTAGGATGGCTTTGGGTGTCACGACAGCTGGTCAACTTAGTATTAGGTGGATAGAAAACAAAATCAATGAGTACATGAATAAGTTATTGGAGACTAAAAATGTGGATTACGTTATTGCGAGTGATACTGACTCTATCTATCTCCGTCTTGGAGGTGTGGTTGATAAATTTATCACTAACAAATCTACAGATACAGACAAAATCATACGTTTTATGGATCGGATCTGCGAGGATAAGATTCAACCTTATATTGATAAAAGTTATGGAGAACTTGCAGAATACGTTAAAGCGTTTTCACAAAAAATGCAAATGAAACGTGAAGGCCTAGCCAACAAAGGTCTATGGACTGCCAAGAAGCGTTATATCCTAAACATATACAATAACGAAGGTGTTCAATACAACGAACCACAGATGAAGGTGATGGGTCTGGAGATGATTAAATCGTCTACACCATCTGCCATTCGTGATAAGATGAAAGAGTCTATCAAGATTATGATGAATGGTTCTGAACAAGATATACAAGACTTCATTGCCAAATTTCGGAAAGATTTTAATAACCTACCGCCAGAAGAAATATCTTTTCCTCGGGGTATGAATGGCCTCGCCACATATTCGGATGCAATGACACTATATAAAAAAGGAACACCAATCCATGTGAAAGGTGCTATTCTATACAACCACAACCTGAAACAACTGGATCTTACCAAAAAGTATCCATTGATACAAGAAGGTGAGAAGATTAAATTCACCTATTTGAAAATGCCAAATCCTTTTAAAGATACGGTAATTTCCTATCCATCAAGATTACCCACGGAGTTTGGGCTTGACAAGTATGTTGATTATGATTTACAATTCAACAAAGCATTTCTAGAACCAATCAAAGTCATTTTAGACTGTATGAAATGGTCTGTTGAAAAAACAAATAATCTTGAAGATTTTTTTAATTGAAGGAACACAATGAGTATATTAGACAAAATTAAAAAGAACAGCTCCATTAAAGAGTCTGCTATTCTTTCCAAATCAAAATTCTTTAATGATAAAGATATGATTACTACGGCCGTGCCGATTGTTAATGTGGCACTATCAGGTAAGTTGGACGGCGGTTTAACTCCAGGTCTTACAATGTGGGCAGGTCCATCCAAACATTTTAAGACTGCTTTTTCCTTATTGATGGCCAAATCTTATTTGGACAAATATGAAGATTCGGCTCTCTTATTTTACGACAGCGAGTTTGGTACTCCTCAGTCTTATTTTGATTCGTTTGGTATTGACACTAATCGTGTTTTACATACACCACTTACTGACATTGAACAATTAAAATTTGATGTGATGACACAGTTAACTCAATTAGAACGTACTGATAAATTAATTATTATAATTGATTCAATTGGTAATTTGGCATCTAAGAAAGAAGTTGAAGATGCCTTGGCTGAAAAGTCTGTGGCTGATATGTCAAGAGCAAAACAAATCAAATCATTGTTTAGAATGGTGACACCGCACCTATCAATGAAAGATATTCCAATGATTGTTGTTAATCACACATACATGGAAATCGGAATGTTTCCTAAAGCAATCGTTGGTGGTGGATGTTTAATGGAAGGCACTAAAATTCAACTCGCTGATGGTTCTTACATGTCAGTTGAAGATTTTAGTATTGGTGATGTTGTTAAAACGCTCGATGGCGACAAAGAAGTTACAGCCGTGTGGAATCCAGAGACTTTAGAAAATGGTTACCCAGAATGTTTTGAGGTTGAATTTGAGGATGGGTATAAGGTTATCTGTTCGGACAAGCACAAATTTCTAATTGATAATTTATGGGTAGAAGCGAAAGATTTAATTGTTGGTATGGATTCAGCAGAATATTAAGATTCAGAATTTTATAAATAGTTTGTAGGAGGATATTATGAACTATTCCAAAATTTATGAAAATTTAATCTTAGATGCTAAATTTAATCCCAAAAGAGATGATTATAAAGAATTACATCACATCATTCCGAAGTGCATGGGTGGTGATAATTCTAAAGAAAATCTGATTAAATTAACAGCAAGGCAACACTATCTTGCTCACTGGTTATTATATAAAATGTATAAAACTCCTAGTTTAGTTCACGCATGGCATAGCATGTGTAGAATTGGTAAAGGACAAGTTAATAGAAAAGTGAATTCTCATTTGTTTGAGTATTGTAAACGTCACCGAAGTAAAATTTTATCTTTAGAATTTACTGGGAAAGGTAACAATTTCTATGGTAAAACTCACAGTGAAGAAACTAAACAAAAAATGTCTAGTGTACATTCTGGAAACTGTTATAAAACCAAAGAGCAGATAAATGAATGGGTTAATTTTGTTGCTAAGAAACCAAAAACGAAAGAACACAGAGATAAAATAGGAAGAAGTGGTTTGGGAATGTTGCAAAATGTACACACTAAAGAAATTATTAGAGTTGCATTAACAGATGAAAGATTCAATTCTGACGATTGGGTGAATCCAAGAAAATTGAATCCTGAGACGGTATATAAATGTGATTACTGTGATACTGTGACAACTGCTGGTAATCTGAAAAGGTGGCATAATGATAATTGTAAAAGGAAATTAAAAAATGAAAATTAAATCGGTAAAATCTGTCGGTAAACAAAAGGTATATGATATTTCAGTTAAAGATGCTGAACATTATGTTTTAGAAAATGGTGTAGTCACACACAACACAGGAAGTTACTATTCAGCAGATAATATCTTTATCATTGGTCGTCAACAAGAGAAAGACGGCACAGAAGTTACCGGTTACAATTTTATAATCAACGTGGAAAAATCCCGATATGTTAAAGAAAAATCTAAAATCCCTGTTTCTGTATCTTTTGACGGCGGCATTAGTAAGTGGTCTGGTCTACTTGATATTGCACTCGAATCAGGACATGTGGTTAAGCCTAGCAATGGTTGGTATTCAAAGGTAGATTTTGAAACTGGAGAAGTTTCAGAGAAAAAATATCGTGAAAAGGATACTGATAGTTCTGAGTTTTGGACTTCTATTGTCGAATCAGATTCATTTAAATCCTATGTTGAAGGTAAATATCGTGTAGCTTCTGGTAGTATTATGCAGACAGAAGACTTGGAAGAAACGGTGGAATAAAATGGTTGAAGGTATAGATTATTGTTTCATTTATCCTAAGGATGAAAATTCAATAGCACATATTAAATTCTTGGTTGGTCCGTACCAAGACACAACATTTAAGTATGGTAAAGTAAAAATAAAAGAGGAACCTGACGGAGCCCATTTACTTTTTGCTTATGATGTGTTAGAATCACCAATTATGAAGCCAAGTAAGTTGGAGAAGGATGATGCCTTCAAACAATACATTGGTGATTTACTGGTAGAGATAATGACTTCCAACATGGAACAGGATATAATTGATGAAACTAGATCAGATGATATTAAAAAACTTAATTTATAATGATGAATATATTCGCAAAGTATTGCCATTTTTAAAAGCAGAATATTTTTCCGACCGAACCGAAAGACTAATATTTAATGAGATCCTTTCATTTACGAACACTTACAATTCTTCACCATCGGTTGAGGCAATTGAATTGGCCATCAAAGAGAAACGAAATCTCACGAATGATGAAGTGGAAAAGTCAGAAGCTTATCTTAAAGAGGTTGTTTCAATTAGGGGCGAAGAATCCAAGATTCAATGGCTTGTTGACAAAACGGAGTCCTTTGTTCAAGAAAAGGCTATCTACAATGCAGTATTGGGGAGTATTTCTATACTTGAAGGACAAGACAAAACCCAAGAAAAGGGTGCGATTCCCAAGATATTATCAGACGCCTTGGCAATAAGTTTTGATAATTCAGTTGGCCACGATTACTTAGAAAACTCAAATGAACGATATGAATTCTATCACAGAAAAGAAGAACGAATCCCATTTGACCTTGAGTGCTTTAACAAAATCACGAAGGGTGGCCTTCCTGCCAAGACGCTTAACATTGCATTGGCTGGATGTGTTCATCCAGAAACCAAAGTCAGAATCAGGTATTGGAAAAATACTGCCAATTAATATTCTTCTTAGATTTACACCTGTAAACTATAGCA